CCACGCTGATGACCCACGCGGTAGCCGCCGCCGACGACTTCCGCCAGAAAGTGGCCGTCATGGAAGAGGGCGAGGATGTTGCTGGTGGGCTTCATGCCTGCTCTCCCTTGGCCTTGGCGATGGCGGCAAAGGCGGCATTGATCCGCCCACGGCGTTCTGCTGCGATGTCGTGGAAGCCTTGCTGCCGGCTGAAAACCTCGGCATCCTCGGCGTCGGACACCAGCGCCTGAAGCGCCTCCAGCAGCTCCGGCGCGGCGGCGATTAGGCGGGCATCCGGCTCCGTGCAAATGCCTGATACGCACATATACTCATCGCCTCTGAGGCCAATGCATTCGGGGATGTCGTTGGGGAGACCGATAATCCAATGCCCGTCTGTCTGTCCGGGCCGATGCACCCACGGCCCCGGCGTGTGTTTCGTCGTCATGCTTCGCTCCTGAAAATGGCCATGACGCGGTCGCCCAGCACGGCCAGCGGGTAGGCGGCCAGCAGGCCGCAAGCGGTGAAGAGGAGGACGGTCGTCATTTGCGCCGCCCCTTGCGGCGCGCGAGCAGGTCGCGCACCTCGACGGCGATCAGCACGATCCCGATGAGCAGGAATCCAGCCATCACAGGCTCCCATCGTGCGCGGGGTGTGCCAGCAACATCCGGGCGCGCGACACCAGCTCGGCGCGCAGGGCCTCGACGCCTGCGGCGCCGGCACGCTGATCGAACGGCCATTTGCTGATCGCGGTCAGTGCCACGCCGGCGGCGGCCCGAGGGTCGAGATCGCATTGCAGCGTCTCGATCCACCAATCCAGGCGTTCGCCGAACGCGACCTGGGTGCGGCGGGCGAACAGATCGCACAGCACGCCGAGGATGGCCTCGTCGTCCAGTTCGGGGACAGGGACGACCGCCTCGCCCGGCAACTCGCCGTGGTCGGCGGTGCGGGTGGCGTCGTCGCGCAGGGCAGCGAGCGCGGCCATGTCAGTTCCTGCGCTCGAGGTCGGTCAGGCGCGCCTGGTGCGCGGCCTGCCGGGAAGGCTCCAGCGCTTCCGGTTTGCCGGCCATGGACCGCGCCTCGGCTGCCATGGCGGTGTAGTGCGCGGCCGCACGTTCCAAGTCAGGCACGGCCCCGGCGGTCGCCACCAGCGCGGCACGCTCGCGTTCAATCTCGCGGGGGTGCTTGCCCAGGCCGTGCAGCCACTGGATATGCGTGTAGACCCCTTCCTCGCGCTGCGTCGTCGGATGGACGATCGTGGCGACGCCACCCGCAGCGGCCAGGATCAGCGCGTAGCGGCGCGCGATCTGGCAGATTTGCTCGTAGGCGGCCGCCTGTTCGGCCTCAGTGGGGCGATAGATTTCGGACATCGTTTTCTCCTTCCCCGCTACCAGCCAATCACAACCAGGCCAACAACGAACAGCACGGCCAGTGGGATCGACCAGTAGCGGAGGTTGGTGAGGAGGGCGGGGTACATGGCTATTTCTTCAGCTGCGCAAGGCGCTGCGTCAGGATTGGCCGTAGGGTTGCCTCCACTGCCGCACGCAGTTCGTCATCGAGCGGGAAGCTTCCGTAGTTCGTTTCCAGCGCGTAGGCGCTCGAAAGCTGCTTGGCCAGCGCGTAGCTGAGCGCGAGGGCTTCGCCGGAGGGTTCGACGTTGGCGGGGGACATGGGTTATCGGTCGCCGTTGGCGATGTCTCTGCGTAGGTCGCGCGCCACAAGCGTCAGGCGCCCGAGCTTCGATTCGTAGCCCCAATCACCAGGGCTGCCGGCGTACTTAAGCAGTTGGTCGAGCACGGCCAACCAGCGCGTGCGCTCTTCTGGGGAAAGCTCGCAGGCCGCAAGCGGGCATTCGTGGAATAGTTTGGCGGTCATGGTTCACGCCGCCTTCAGCAGAGAAGTAAACAGCCCAGCGCCGTGGTTCTTGCCGCCGCACTTGCACTCGCAGGTGCCGTTGTGCTTGCCGTTCAGGCACTTGGCATTGCACTCATGACGCGAGGGGAACGCCTTGTATTCGATCTTGCGGGTGACCGGCAGCACCGCGCCGCCCAGGTTGCCGCCGGCATGGCCTACCAGCATCTGGTAGCCGTCGTAGCGAATGCCACGGACGCCAGGCCAGCGCGCGGCGAATTCGGCGTTGTTCATGCCGTGCGGCGCGACCAGCGCTTCCGGTTCTCCGGTGACATCGCTGAAGTACTTGATGTTGGCCACTTCGTTCTCCTTCGCGCCGGGTGACGCGTTGGAGATATTGAATCATGATTCACTTCCAAAGTGAAGTATGATTCAAAGGAATTTGGTAACAGCACTGTTACAATGCGCCGAACGGGGAGGAACTATGGCAATCAAGCATTGCGAGATGTGCGACCGGGAAGTTCAGACGCGCCGGAAGATCGGAGTTGGCACGCTGCTGTTGGTGCTATTCACACTCGGCTGGTGGCTGTTGGCTATTCCCTTCTATCGGCAACGGTGTCCGATATGCTGGGGCGACCAATTTGGCGCGTTGCGCGCCGGCGTCGTGAAGGAACGTGTGGATGCGCGCAGGGCGCGCGAGCGCGGCGTCGTGTGGGTGGTCGTAATCCTGGCGATCATTGGCTACGCTGTGAGCCGTCACCAAGCCGGTTAAGGCAGCCCTATCAAGTACTCCTTCAGAGCTGACGCCTGAGCCATATTGCACCCAGTAGCAAGAAGCAGGGCTGTCTCTGCCGTGAGGTTGTGGCTGTCCCAAGTAACGTCGCCGTTCGCCGACAGCCTGATGTGAATATCCGCCACGGTGGGCGGAGAGGGCGGTTGTGACGCCTCAGTTTGCTGCTGCTCCCTCTCCCGCTTGAACTTAGCGAGATCCACCACCTTGTTTTCTGGCGGCGTGGGCGCTGGCATTCCTTTGACTCCCTTGGGCGACTTCCTTGTTCGCCTCTATCGACTCATCTAGAGCGGCCATGGTAGCGCTTGACGGTCTCAATTCATTGCGATGAATTGTCCTCTGATCACGCTTCATTTCTTCCAATTCGTAGCGTGCCAGAGTGCCGGAGATGAACGCCGTAAGGGTTTTATCTAGGTCCGCAAAATCGGCTGGCCGCAACTTTTCAAAATCAGCGCGCGAGGCGCTGAATGGCCAGGGGCCAGCGTTGCGCGCGGGAGAGCCTTCGCCGGTGGCCAGCCAGTCTGGAGACACGTTAAGCAGCTGTGCGGCCCGGGCGTGGTTGGGGGCCGTGAAGGCGGCTGACTTTCCTTCCAGGACGCGCTTGACTGCCTGATAGCTGACGCCCAGCTTCTTAGCTAGGGTGGTCGTGTCCATTGGGGCGTTCTTCATTGCCCACGCGAGGCGGTCGGCGTATTCAATCATTCTTCAATTTTTGCCGGCCGCCAGTGAATCATGATTGCTTTCTCCACTGAATCATGATTCAATCGCACCGTATGAAGAAGGCACACGCAATTCACCTGCTTGGCGGCACGGTAGCGGCCGCCGCGAAGGCCATCGACTGCTCGTACCAGGCAGTGAACCAGTGGCCTGACGAACTTCCGCGCCGGATAGAGGACCGAGTGGTCGCCGCGCTGGCGCGCCAGAACCCCGACATCAGCAAGCTGATCGAGGAAAGCAACGAGGAGCCCGCCAATGCGGTAGCCGGGGAGGGGGAGTGATGTGGGTGCGATCATCGACGCCGATCCGGCAACGAGTCCCACTTGATCTCAATGCCCTTCCCGGTGGGGTACTTGTACCCACATTCTGGGCAAGCAAGATGGATCATGAACCCTTCTACGCCACGCTGGAGCGTCGCCTTCTTACCCCGGTTGTCCATGCACGGCTGGCAAAGATAGTGGTGGGGCTCGGTGCCTTTCAGGTCTTCCTTTACCGCAAGCACGTGGACGCCTTCGGAGAGCTCGGTCAACTCATAGCGCTCCCGCTCTGCCGCCCGCTTGGCAAGTTCCGCGACTTGCTGTTCAAGCTCACGTACGCGATTTTTCGCCGCATATTCCGCATCAACGCTCGCCTGTGCTTTCTGATTGAGCTCCAAGCAGGCCATCTGGACGTCAACAAGTACCCGTGTCAGGCGTTGCTCGGCTTCGGCGACCTTGTGATGGTCTCGGGCCACGATGGCGGTTTTCGCGAATTCAACGGCGCCTTGCAGGCTGGCAAAGGCGGTAACGGCGTCCATAAGAGTTCCCCCGGCGTAGAAATGGGTGGCGTAGCAACCCCCGATTCTACGTTCGGCGGGAACACCGCTGGAGAAATGAATGTTTGACCCCGAACCGCGCGACGAGCGCATTCCCATTGGACCGTTGGACGTGTGAGCTATGAGCATGCAGCCAGTATCAACGGATGAGCAGGAAAGCACCCGCAAGATCGGTGCACGCCTTTACAGCGAGGTCTTGCAGCGACTTGCAGACGTCACGCAGGAGCGTGCAGCCGAATTCATGGGCACGTCTCCCAGCACCGTCAGCCGCATGAAGGAGGACGTTGAGCGCGTCTGCCACCTTCTTGCCGCGATCGACATCCAGCTGGCGCCCAGCGACGCCGTGGTGGTGGATCAGCGAGAGCAGCAGGCCATTGAGAGCTTGGCGTTCAAGTATCTCCAGGCCAGGCAGGAAACCTGGAAGCGCAAGAGCTGATGGCCGAAGCCCTCTACCGCGAGTTCCTTCTGACCGGGGAGAACCCGGTCCGCTCGCTTTGGGAGTTCCTGAGAGCGAATGCACGTTCTTGCGCTGAGAGTAAGCGGCCATTGCGCGTCATTGTGACCGAGGACGAGCACGACCGGCTAGACCAGCAAATTGCCTACTACTTCGGGGTGGTGATCAAGGCCATTTCGGAGCAGGCATGGGTCGAAGGGCGTAGGTACGACAAGGACGTATGGCACGAAGAGATGGCGCGCCGGTTCCTTCCCGGAAAGGAAGTGATCCTGCCGAGCGGGGAAGTGGTCATCAAGCGCGCCTCGATTGCGCGCGGCCATATCGGCGTGCGTGCCATGGCCAAGTTCATCAACGAGGTCCAGGCTTACGCCGCGACCGAGCTGGGCGTGGAGATCCCGGAATGAAGGGCCGCAATCCGACCGCCGATCAGCGGCGCTTCTGGGGCATGCTGTCCGTGCATGTCGGTTGCATCGCATGCCGGCGAGATGGACGCCGCAATACGTACTGCAGCATCCACCACATCGATGGCCGCACCAAGACGCTTGCCCATTGGCAGGTGCTGCCTTTGTGCGCCGGCCATCACCAGGAAGGCACGGGCGATCCCGGTCTGATTGCCGTCCACCCATGGAAGACCAGATTCGAGACCGAATACGGCGCGCAGGAAAACCTGCTGCGCGAGTGCATTCACATCCTGCTGGACCGCGACTGCAACGTGCCTGAAGGTGCGCTGCGTGCGGCCGGAATATCCCGTTTGGAGGCTGCATGAGCACCGTCATCATGTCGGCCTGCTGGCCCCTGCGCATGCCGCCGTCTCCCAAGGCGGTCCTGATCTCGCTGGCAGACAATGCCAACGACCATGGCGAGTGCTGGCCGTCCATCCCCACGATATGCGAGCGCACGTGCCTGTCCGAACGGACAGTCCACGCCGCCATCAAGTGGCTGGAGCAGGCAAAGATTGTGACCGCGGACCGGTCGAATGGCAGGCACACCCGGTATGTCCTGAAGCCGGAAAACTTCCGGGAACCCCCGCAGCAGTTGCACCCCCGCAGCGACTGCACCCCCGCAAATACCGCAGTCACCCCCGCAAATGCTGCGGTGGTACCCCCGCAAATACCGCAGTCACCCCCGCAGCAGCTGCGGTCTAACCATCAAGAACCGTCAAAGGAACCATCAGGAACCGTCAATAAACGCGCGCGCAAGCCGAAGCCGGAGTTCGACGCGACAACGATCCAGCTGCCGGACTGGTTACCGCGAGAGTCCTGGGTGGACTGGGTGGAGCATCGGATCGCCGTGAAAGCGCCGATGACCGAGCGTGCGGCGCAGCTGCAGGTCCGGCATCTGGAACGCCTGCGCGCAGCCGGCAATGACCCGGTTGCCGTGATCGAGCAGAGCGTCCGCAGCGGGAAGTGGACGGACCTGTACCCGCTGCGCGATCAGCAGCAGCGTGGTGCCGGCGGCCCAAGAGGGCAGAGGGCACAGGAGAACCTGCAGCAGTTCCTTCGCATCACCGGTGGCGCGCCGGCCGATGACGGGCGCACGATCGACATGGAGGCCGCCTGATGGAGGCTACCGACAACCTGACCTTCGGCAAGCTGCTGATCGGCGTGCACGAGGTGTACGGGCGCCAGGCGCCGTCCTCCGAAGCTCTGGAGGTCTGGTGGCGCATGCTGCGTCCATACCCGCTGGCTGCCGTCAGCCGCGCGCTCGGCACATACACCCGCACGGAACCGAAGTTTCCACCCACGCCGGCGCAGATCCTGGCGCTCCTGGGCAGCGGCAGCGGCGACGGCCGGCCGGGCGCGGAAGAGGCTTGGGCTACGGCCCTGACGTCGCGCGATGAGGCCGCAACCGTCGTTTGGACGGACGAGACCGCGCAAGCCTTTGCCGCGTGCCGTCCGGTGCTGGAAATGGGCGACGAGGTCGGAGCTCGCATGGCGTTTCGGCAGACGTACGAGCGGCTGGTGTCGGAGGCCCGCGCCGCCGGCAAGGTGGTGCACTGGTCCGCATCCCTGGGCTGGGACGAGACGCAGCGCGAAGCGGTGGTGACGCGTGCGGCCGCGGCGGGCTTGCTGCCCGCGCCGCACGCCGCCGCACTCCTGCCGCCTCCGGTCTCTGCCGACGATTTCCCCGATGTCGATGCGCGCAACGCGATCGCCAGGATTCAGGAAATGCTGGCCACCGCGTTGAGTCCAGCCGAGAAGCAACGGCGCGCCGCCGAAGCAGAGCGCGCGCGTCTGGAAAGGCTCAAGGCCCAATCGGCCGAGAAAGTCCGCGCCTACCAGGAGGCCCAGCGATGAAGAACGCCTATGCCGAAGCCAGCGCCGCGGTTAGCGGCGATGAAGCGCCCGAAGCGCCCGGAGGTTGGGGAATGTGCGCCGCGCCGGGCTGCTGCCTGCCAGGGACGATGTCCACCAGCACACAGGGCCCGAAGGACTGGTGGTGCCGCGTGCATTTCGGCGCACCGCGCGGCGAGCACGCCAGCATCACGGCGCATATTTCGAATCGCCGAGCCCTGTTCAGGCTGGCGATGGATCTGCTGAATCCCGATGTGACGAGTGCTGACCTCCAAAAGCTGCGCGACCAGGTGAAGGCATTGCGCCCGGAGATCCTGACGGGCGCCCATGACCGGCAGTGGCACCTGGGCGCGTACATGCTCCAGGTTCTGACGAAGGAATGCCGGGCGCCGCAGAAGGATATGGGCGTGCCCAACGGCGGCCGCGCCGCATCATGGATCGATACCGTTGAAGAGAAGGAATACGCAGCATGAACCCCGTTCGCGTTGGTGACGATTTGCCCAGGTGGGCCCAGCGGCTTGTGCAGCTGATGGATTACCCCGTCGACCAAGTGCAGGCGACTCAAGATTGGCGACTACGACTCGGCCTCATTCGGCGCGCCTACGGACAGTTTCAGCGCAGAGTCGACGGAGGGTTGGCCAGCTGGATGGAGTTCGATCCGTACACCGTGGGCGATTGGTCATCCATTCTGACGCCGATAGAGCTCGCCATTTGGGAAAACATCCGGCGCCGAGGGCTGCCCATGTGGCCGCAACTACCGGTAGGTCGGTTTTTCGTCGACTTTGGCAATCCGGTTAGGCGCGTCGCAATCGAATGCGACGGGGTCGCTTATCACGACGCCAGGCGCGATGCGATACGCGACGCCGAACTGGCGCGCGACGGGTGGTTGGTTTACCGCATTCCGGGGTGGCAATGCGTGCGTGATTGGGACCTTCCCGCAGGCTACGAGGATTGGGACCAAGAGACCTATGCAGCCTATGTCGCGGAGCAGCGATCCCAGACGGCGGATCCGATTATGGAAGCCGTGGCCTCGCATTTCCCGGAGTTCGCAAGATGAGCAATACCCTGTACACCGCGCAGGACTCGGACCCGTTCGACCCGATGGCGGGCACGCTGCAGCGCCTGAAGGGCGCGCGATTGGATGAAGCGTTGGCGCAGGCGCAGCCCCTTGTCGATGCGGCCTGCCGCCTGGGCCAAGCGATCAACGCCATGTTCCCATCCGAGGAAATTAACACCTCCATCCTGGCCCTGGACCTGGCCAATCACACCGGGTGGGCCGTGCGCCGTCGCGACGGAAAGATCCTGCACGGCGTCGAGACATTCACGCCGCGCGCCAGCTGGACGCCGGGCCAGCGCTGGCAGCGGTTCCGTTCCTGGCTGGCTGAAACCATCGTCGCGCACAACATCAACGTACTGGCGTACGAGGTCGTGATCCAGGGCGGTAGCCTGAAAGATGGCGGCCACAAGAGCGGCCGCGCCGGCGACGTCTACGGCGGGTTCAAGGCGGTCATGGAGATGGTCGCCGACAGCCACCGACTGGAAATCCATCCCGTCCACGTCGCCACGGTGAAAAAGACCTGGACCGGCAACCACATGGCCAAGAAGCCGGACATGGTGCTGCAGGCCAAGGCCCGCGGCTTCCGCGTCGAGGACGACAACGAAGCCGACGCGCTGGCAATCCTGCACTGGGCCATGGCCAAGGAGGCCGGTACCTGGAAGCCGACTCCGAAGCGGCCAAAGCCAAAGGCCAAACGCGCGCCAAAGGCGCAGAAGGAGCTGCTATGAGCGCCCAACATCCGGAGCGCGACGCGGAGATCCGCGCGCTGGCCCGCCAGGGCCGCTCCACGACATACCTCGCCGACCGCTTCGGCCTGAGCCTCGCGCGGGTGTCGCAGATCATCCACGGCCGGGACCGGGCCAAGGAGCGAAAGGGCGGCCCGTGCGTGACGGCGGCCCAGGAAGTTCGTGCCCTACAGCCGATAGTGTTCGAGCCGGCGCCCGGCGGCACGCGGCCGCGCCTACGCAGGAACGGCCTGGGCGGCTGGGATTGCACGGATGGCATCGTCACCCGCGCGGCGAAGACCTTCCAGGCTGCCTACCACCGCTGGCTGGGCGCGGCGCTTCTGCAGGCCCAGCAGAAGCCGGTCGAGGCCTTCACGCCGCCCGCCGCCGTCAAGCCGGTGCGCAAGGCTCCCAACGGCCGCGGCAAGTCCATCGAAGCGGTGAAGCCGCGGCCACCGGCGCCGGTAGCCGTCGACGCCACCCAACCCGTCGAGCCGTATGCCGGCCCGGTCACCACGCTGCCCGGCACCGCGCCGCGCCGCGCGCTGAGCCTGTCGCCCGCGCTGCAGCTCAATGGCGCCCGCGCCGCGGCCGTCCAGCCGAGGATGATCAGCATCGCGGGAAGCGCGGCACGTGAGGACGCGGCATGACGTGGCTGGAGCGCTGGGAAAGGGGAGACCCGGCCGAGGTGCTGGAACGAAAGCAGGAAGCGCAGGCGCGCCGGCCAAAAGCCGACGCTGCCCTGGCAAGGATTGAGCGTCTTTTTCGGGGGGAAGATATGGCGCGCGAGATGGATTTCCGGTTGAAGATCGGGCCGGAGCTGCACGAGCGGCTGGAGAACTGGGGGAGGATCATGCGGGTGAAGGAGCGGCAGGGCCGCAGCCCCACGGCGGACATCTGCCACCGGCTGGCCGTCCAGGCCGGCAAGATCAAGGAAGTCCAGAAAGCGCCGCCCGACGAGGCGAAGCTGCAGGACGCGTTCGAGATCGAGCGGGCCTGGCGCAACCCGTTGATGCCGCGGCGGGCGAAGGCGATGCTTCGAGGCTTCTACGTGTTCCGCATGCATCCGAACTCGATCTGCAGGTCCGGCGGCATCCGCTACGCCGAGTTCGACGCCGAGATGTGGAAGGCGTGTTGCTTTCTCACCAACATGATGGAGAGGCTTGCATTCCGCGCGGAAGCTGCGCATAATCCGAAGCACAACTTGTCAGCCGACACGCCCAGCGTGGCCGAGTAGAGGGAGCGCGATGCGCTCCCTTCGCACGCCTGGAAGAAATTCAAAGCCCCGAACGAGGAATCGTTGCGGGGCTTTTTCGTTGCCGCCCATCTATGGAAATTCTTGTCTCGGACGAAGACCGCTTTCTGCTGCGGGACTTTGCATGGCGCGTTGATCGTATGGGGTATGTCATCCGGGGAGGTGGTTCGCGGGCCGTCTACCTGCACCGCCAGATCACAGGGGCAGAACGCGGGCAGGTGGTCGACCATATCAACGGAAACCCGTTGGACAATCGTCGAGAGAACCTGCGCATTTGCACGCAGGCCCAGAATACCCGCAACAGTCGGATGCACCGGAACAATCGCCTCGGCGTGAAGGGCGTGTACGAACAAGGCGGTCGGTACCGGGCCCAGATACGCGCTGATGGCAAGAAGGTATGCCTAGGCTATTTCTCCACGGCCGAGGAAGCCGCGCGGGCGTACGCAGCCGCCGCCCAGCGTTTGCATGGCGAGTTTGCCAGATTCCAGTGATTTTCGCCCTTCGCCACCAGCACGGGGCGTCCAGAGCATCGAGCGGGTGCATTTGGGCATGGCAGGCCGGCGCAAGCCGGCGCCCGGACAAGCCGTGGAGTGTCCGTAACAACCCCGGCAGCGCGCCATGTGACGCCACCCGTTCCTCCTTTCGGGAGAATGGCGGCAGGGGCGCGCACAACGATATTCATGGACGCCATCGGCATGCTCGATATCAGCATCAAGTCCAACATGAAGGACGTCATGCGCCGCATAGACGCCTTCACAGCTCGCCAGCTGCCATTCGCGCTCGCCCAGGGCATCAACGCGACAGCGGCGCGCGTGCAAGCCGCCGAGACCGACAACATCAAGGCGACGTTCGAGAACCCGACGCCCTTCACGCAGAAGTCGGTCGGCCTGAGCAAAGCACGCAAGGCCGCGCCCGTGGCGACGATCTACATCAAGAAGATCGCCGCCGCGTATCTCCAGCCCTACGAGGACGGCGGCGTCCACAAGTTGAACAGCCGCGCGCTGTTGAACCCGAAGGACATCAGGCTGAATTCCTACGGACAGCTCCCGCGGGCCACCATGGGCAGGCTCAAGGCACGGCCCGACGTTTTCATCGGCGCTATCCGCACTCGCGGCGGCCAATCAGTCAATGGCGTGTGGCAGCGTGTCGCTCCCAAGCGTGCCCGCGGCGGGGCCAAGACCGCACCGCGCAGGGCGATGACCAAGGCACAGCTGGCGAAGGAAAGCCCGGCCGGGCGACTGAAGCTGTTAATCCGCTTCGGCGATGCGCTGCCGGTGCGCAAACAGCTGAATTTCGGCGCCACGGCGCGCGATATCGTGGATCGGTATTTCCCGGGCGATTTCCAGGCGGCGCTCGCCGAGGCGCTCCGGACTGCTCGCTGATGGCTAGACGTCGTTCGGACTAGTCTGCAGATTTCTCCCGGACCAGTTTGCTACCTCGGAGACCATAAGGCTGTCGTCCTTGTGGAGATGAGCTTTGAGTCTGTCGCGGAGTGCCGTGCATGTCGTGTTTGCGCGCCTGAGAGCCCATAGCGATTCCAGCACCCGTTTCCCGCCCATCGATTCCAAATCGTCGTAAAGATCCTGATAGTCCTTGTTCGACCCATGCAGGTCGTAATCCACAAAGTAGAGTGCCAACATGACCTCCCATTCGAATGTGTGGAAGCTCCCCTGCGGGAGCATCGTGAGGATCGGCGGTCTGCCGTACGAGACTCTTGGCGAGATTGCCGTTCGTGGGGCAAGTGACCCGGAACGTTTTGTAACACACTACGAGGCGCGCGCCATCGGTTGCCCCGGGGATGTGGAGGCAGCAGCGTCCGCTCCCGCCAACGTCGAGTAGCGGGACGGCTGCGCCGCTAGAGACCCAGGGAACGGGTCCCTTTCTGGACCGCCCGCCACGCGGGCATTGCGCGCCGCGTTTTTCGCCCAGCTATGGGTTCTGAAATTTGGTTTCAAGTTTCATCGAGGTTTCAAATGACGCTGGTTTCCAAGGCAGCGTTCGCGCGGCTGCATGGCGTGTCCCACACGGCAGTGTCCAAGTGGCACAAGGCCGGATGGCTTGAAATGCGGGGCTCTCAGGTCGATGTGGAGAAATCCAATGCTCGGCTGGCGAGGTATCGGGATAGCAACGATGGCCGGGCCTCGAAGGTTTCAAATCCGGTGAAACCTGAAACCGAAATTGAAACTTCGGATGAAACCAGTGCTGAAACCAAGGTTTCAGCACCGCCGAGCGCAGGTGGTCGCACTGCGGTCGAGTTCCTTCCAGGGGAATCGGTTGACGCAGCGGCCGAACGCCTGACGGGCAAGCTGGTGATCGATCTGGAAATGCCGGTTGAGGAAGCCAAGCGCATCAAAGAGGTGTATCTCGCGCTGCTCAATCGGCTTGATTACGAACGCAAATCCGGAGCGCTGGTGGAGCTTGCTGTAGCCCAAGGGGTTCTCTTCGAAGTCTTCCGCGGCCAGCGCGACGCATGGCTGAACTGGCCGGTAAAGGTCGGTCCGCTGCTTGCTGCCGAATTGGGGCTTGAAGAGGCCGACCGGGTCACGGAGGCTTTGGCCGCGCATGTCCATAAACAAATATCTGAACTCGGCGAACCCGCAGTCGAATTCGACGCGGGAAAAGCGTGATGCGCTGTGGCGCGCGGCCCGTCAGGGTTGGACGCCGCCGCCGCGTATCAGCGTGCCGGAGTGGGCAGACCGCTACCGCAAGCTGGCCAAGGAAGCGGGGAGCACGTCGGGGAACTGGTCGACCAGCACCGTAGAGGTGGCGCGCGGCCCGATGCTGGCGCCGACCGAGCCGGGCGTGCACATCGTGACCGTCATGGTCAGCACGCAGATGCTGAAGACGGCGCTGTTAGAGAACATCTTCGGGTACTTCGCGCATCTGGACCCGTGCCCGATGCTGCTGTTGCAGCCCAAGGAGGACGCGGCCGAGCAATTCAGCAAGGAGCGCATCAACCCCATGGTGCGCGTGACACCGGTGCTACGCGAGCTGGTCGGATCGAGCAAGACCCGCAACGCCGACGAGACGCTGTTGTTCAAGTCGTTCCCGGGTGGGTTCCTGGCCCTGGCGGGCGCGGGCAGTCCCGACAACCTGGCGCGCCGGCCGGTGCGCGTGATTCTGGCCGACGAAGTGGACAAGTACCCCGTCACGCGAGAGGGCGATCCGATCTCGCTGGCTGAAGAGCGCACCGCCTCATTTGGTGCGAACTGGCTTTCGGTACGGGCGTGCTCGCCGACGGTTCAGGACGAAAGCCGCATCGAAAAAAGTTATCTGTCCTCGGACCAGCGGCGGGCGTCGGTATGCTGCCCCGGCTGCGGCCATCGCCAGTTTCTGGACTTTTTTCGCCACGTCGAGTGGAAGAAGCGCAAGGACGACAAGGGGAACGTGTTGGAGCACTTCCCCAAGACCGCGCGAATTTTCTGCGAAGCGTGCGGACAGGGATGGTCCGAGGGTGAGCGTTTGATGGCGCTGCGCACCGTGCGCTGGCACCAGACGCGCCCGTTTACCTGCTGCGGACACCGGCATGTCCCCCTGGACATGTATGACCGTGCCTGGCGGGACGAAGAGGCGCGCCAGCCTGGAAGCGGCGGCATTGCCGCCGTGGGCCGGGTATGGGACTGGTGGGAGAGCGACCGGCACGCCGTGTATCGGGCGAAATGCCCGGAGTGCGGATCCTGGGGCGTGGACAACACGCACGCGGGGTTTCAGGCGAGCAAGCTGTATTCGCCATGGTCTAAGGACAAGCCATCGGACATCGCCGCCAAATGGCTGGCGGCCAAGGACGACGAGGACCTGAAACAGGCGTGGTGGAACACGCAGATGGGCATGCCGTACCGGGCGCACAGCGGGAAGGACCTGGATCTGGAAACGCTGGCCGCGCGCGGCGAGGTTTGGCCCGCTCGAATTCCGTTCGGCGTTGGCGTGTTGACGGCGGGCCTGGACGTGCAACCGGACCGCGTGGAGTGCGAGCTGGTCGGTTGGGGCCGTGACGAAGAAAGCTGGTCCATCGATTACGAGGTATTCGAGGGCGATCCCGAGACCCCGGAACTGTGGGAGCGGGTAGACGCGTATCTGATGAAGACGTGGTATCGCTACGACGGCAGGCCCTACACGGTCATGGCTGCGTGCATCGACTCTGGTGGACACAACACCCAGCGGGTGTACGAGTTCGCCAAGGCACGTCTCGGCAGGCGTATTTATGCCATCAAGGGGGAGTCGGCCCGCAATGGCCAACGCTCACCTGTGTGGCCTGCCAAGGTTCCCAGCCGGCGCAACAAGGCGACATATCGCCCGACCATCATTGGCGTGAACACGGCAAAGGACACGATCCGAAACCGGCTGGGCAAGGAAGCGCCGGGTCCGGGGTACATGCACTTTCCGGCCGACCGCGACCTGAACTACTACGCGCAGCTCACGTCGGAGCGCATCGTGGTGAAGGAGGCCAGCGGTCACAAATACCGCGTGTGGGAGTTGCCGCCAGGCCGCGCGAACGAGGCGTTGGACTGTCGGGTGTACGCCTATGCGGCGCTGTGTGCCCTGCTGCACTTCGGCCTGCGGCTGAACCGCACGGTTGAAGAGGTGGCAGAGATCCTGCACGGCGCGCCACTGCGCGAGGCTGACTCGCAGGAAAGCGACGCGCAACCCCCAGGGCCGGCCTTGCCTGCGCGCGGGCCGACCATCAAGGTCAAGACCCAGGGCGGCGCGCGCTCGCGCGCGAGCCAACTTGCATAAATGAGGTGCGCCATGGGCGTATATGACGGTATGAGCAGGGCGGAGCTGCAGGCACGTTTGAACGCACTGCGCGATGCCTATTTCGAGCTGCTGAGTGGCAAACAGGTGGCCTCGGCCAGCTATGCCCAGTCGGACGGCTCCAAGTCGGTCACGTACCGAGCAACCGACCTGAGCCGGCTGCTCGGCGAAATCACCCAGCTACAGCAGGCCCTGGGCATCGTCGCCCGTGCCCGCCGGCAAATCAACTTTGTGATGCGCTGATGGAACATTCTGTGACGATCCTGGATCAGCACGGGCAGCCCATACCGGCGCGCCGACGTCGCGGCCACATGCTGGCGCCAGGGGGCAATGCGCCGTATGACGCCGCTGACCTCTATGGCGGGCATGTCCGAGACTGGATGCCGTACCTGTGGTCGCCGGACGGCGAGATCAACATGTATCGCGACCGCTTGGCGGCGCGCGCACGTGACCTGATCCGCAACGATGGCTGGGCCACTTCCGCGGTCATGCGCACGGTGGACAACGTCATCGGGCCGGATTTCCGGCCCATTTCGAAGCCAGACTACCGCTGGCTGCGCATGGTGACGGGCATCAAGGCGTTCGATCATCGGTGGGCGGACGAGTTCGGCCAGGCGGTGGAAGCGAATTGGCGCACATGGGCCAATGATCCCGCTTTCTACTGTCATTCGGAGCGGACACTGACGTTTCCGCAGATGATGCAGTTGGCCTTTCGTCACCATCTGATCGATGGCGATGCCCTGTCCATGCTGCATTGGCTGCCTGAGCGGATCGGAATGGGCCGTGCGCGCTACGCCACGGCGGTGCAAGTTCTGGACCCTGACCGCCTGTCGAATCCGCAGTTGGCGTTTGACCAGCAGGCGCTGCGCGGTGGTGTGGAGGTCGATGGGCATGGCGTGCCGGTGGCCTACCACATCCGCAGGGCCCACCAGGGCGACTGGTTCAGCGCCGCCGATAGCGTGCAGTGGGACCGTATTCCGCGCGAGACGGCATGGGGGCGGCCCATTGTGGTGCATTCGTTTGATCACGACCGTGCCTCGCAACACCGTGGCGTTGGGTTCCTGACGCCCGTGATGCAGCGCTTCAAGATGCTGATCAAGTACGACGGCACCGAGCTGGACGCAGCCATCATCAATGCGTTCTTTGCGGCCTACATCCAAAGCCCGTTCGATCCCGACCTGGTCGAGCAAGCGATTCAGGGCTCCGAGCAGGTGAACGCCTACCAGCGTGAGCGAGCGCAATTTCACGCCGAGCGCCGCACGCGCCTGGGGGACGTGGGCATGACGCATCTGTACCCAGGGGAAACCATCGGGACGGTAGCGCCGTCGCGCCCCAGCAGCAATTTCGCTTCGTTCGAGAGCGCCATGCTGCGGCACTTTGCGGCGGGCACCGGGCTGGCAGCGCAGCAGATCAGCCAGAACTGGGCAGAGGTGAACTACAGCGCCTATCGCTCAGCGATGCTGGAAGCCTGGAAGACGTTTGCTCGCCGCCGTGCGGGCTTCGCCTCGGGCCAGGCGCAGCCGATCTATTCGGCGTGGTTGGAGGAATCCATGGAAGTGGACGACTACCCCATGCCGAAGGGGGCGCCGGATTTCATCGAAGCGCGTGCGGCGTACTCGCGCGCGAAATGGATGGGGCCTGGCCGCGGGCTGGTGGACATCGTGAAGGAGCGCCAGGGGGCGCTGCTCGGCATCGACGGCGGCATGTCGTCGCTGGAGGACGAGTGCGCGGAGATATCCGGCACCGACTGGCGCGACGTGGCTGACCGGCGCGCCATCGAGCGCCAGCGCTACGAGGATCTGGGCTTGCCCATTCCCAAGGCATTGGATGGTGTCGAAGCGAAGGATGCCACCAAAGTTCCGGAGGAGCAGTAAATGCGGTTTGCACATTTGGCGCAGCGCCTGTTCAACACGCCGCTGGCGATACGGCAGGAAAAAGCCGAGGTCATCATGGCGGCGCTGGCCGAGCGTCTGGGCGTGAGCCAGATTGGCCGGCTGGACGGCGGGATTGCGCGCCCGTCGGCTGGCGCCTGGGACGAGGATTTCTCCGAGCCCGGCGAGACGGTGCGGGATGTGGGCTACGACATGGTGGGCGATACGCCCGTCGCGTGCATCAAGGTCCACGGCACCCTGGTGCAGAAGCTGGGGAGCCTGCGCCCGTACTCCGGCATGACCGGCTACGACGGCATCCGCGAAAGCATCCTGCGCGCGCACGCTGACCCGGGAGTCGAGGCCATCGTGCTCGATATCGACTCGCCGGGCGGTGAGGTGGCAGGGTGCTTCGACCTGGTCGACACGATTTACGGACTGAGGGGCGACAAGCCGATCTGGTCGATCCTCACCGAATCCGCCTATTCGGCCGGCTATGCCATCGCCAGCGCCGCGGACCGGATCATCGTGCCGCGCACCGGGGGCGTCGGCTCTATCGGAGTCATCGTGATGCACGTGGACTGGTCCAAGGCGCTCACGGCGTCCGGCGTGGCCGTGACATTCGTCACCTATGGCGACCGGAAGGTAGATTTTCGGCCCGAGTTGCCGCTGTCCGAGGAGGCGCTTGCACGCATGCAGGCAGAAATCAACACCATGGGCGAGCTGTTCGTGAACACCGTCGCCCGCAATCGAAACATCGCGCCCGAATCCGTGCGCGACACACAGGCCGCCTGCTTCATGGGGCCGGCCGGCGTCAGCCGCGGTTTGGCGGACGCAGTCATGGCGCCCGACGCCGCATTCATGGCCCTGCTGGATGAGCTGGGCGCTTAACCAACCTGTGAGAGCACACCGATGAAGAAATCCCTCACCGCCCCGTTTGCTTCCCTGCTGGGCATCAACCGTTCGCGCGCGGCCCGCGCCGAGGATACCCCCGACGAGGACGAACGCAAGCAGCGCGACGGCGAGTCCGACGAGGACTACGCGCGTCGCATGGAAGAGCTGGATGAACGGCTCGAAGACGAAGACCAGGAGGAAGACGACAAGCCGGACGCCGAAGGCGACGAAGACGAGCCCGGCGCCGAGGGCGACGAGCCGGACGACGCCGACGAAGAAACGGACTCGGCTAAGAAGGCCGCACGCGCCGCGGAACGCGCACGCTGCGCACGGATCATCGCCCATGGCATCAAGATCGGCGCCGTGCGTCAGGCCGGCGTCTTCGCCTTCGACACCAAGATGTCGTCCAAGGCCGCAATCGCGGCTCTGAACGCGGGGCGCGCGGATGCGCGGCCGGCGCGCCCCAAGAGCGGTCTGACCTCGCGCATGAACACGCTGCACGTTCCCAACCCCGGAGCCGGCGGTGCCGGCGGCGAGATGTCGCTGGCGCAGAAGATCATCATGGCCGGCAAGAAACGCCGCGGCGAAGCCTGAGCCACCACCCCGCAATCCGTAAGGAGCACACCTCATGACGCTCACCGTCAACACCGTCGGGGACAATCCCCAACAGCCCGGCATTCGCGCCGAAACCTACGTTCCCGATCAGCTGATCGCGGGCGCGCTGCAGATCGTGTCCCAGCCCATCATCCTGGGGGCGGGGGCACTGCCGCGCGGCTCGGTACTGGGCATGGTCAGCACCAATAGCGCCGTCACCAGCGCCGGCGACAACACGGGCGATGGCACGGTTGGCGCCGTCACCATTGGCCCGGCTGCCAAGCAGGGCAATTACGTCCTGACCGCGACGGGCGCCACGACGTTCACCGTGGTGGACCCGGAGGGCAGTGCGCTGCCCAATGCCACCGTGGGTACGGCATACTCCCAGGGCGGCATTGGCTTCACCGTCACCGCGGGGTCGACCGCCTTCGTGGCGGGGGACACCTTCACCATCGACGTGAATGACGCCGTGGGCCAGTTCGTCCTGTCGGTGAAGACCGCCAGCGACGGCAGCCAAGTGCCCAGCGCGATTCTGGCCGATGACGCGGACGCCACGAACGGTCCGGTCTCCGCCGGTGCCTATGTCATGGCCGAGGTCAACGGGCGCGCGCTGCACTACGACGAATCCTGGACGCTCGCTGCCCTCACGGCCGCGCTGCGCGACAAGGGCATTTTCGTCAAGTCGTCGGTGTCGGCGACCGATCCGACCTGAACCGCATCCACCTGTTGCAAATAGGCCCTGCCCCCGGCGGGGCCTTTTTATTGGAGCTGAGGAATGTCCTCTTTCGTCTATGACACCAATACGCTGATTCAGGTCGTTCCGAACCTGAAGACGGCGCAATCTTTCCTGCTGGACAAGTTTTTTCCGAATATCGTTACGGCGGATTCGGAAGAAGTCTCCATCGACGTGGATATCGGCAAGCGCCGTATGGCCCCGTTCGTGTCGCCCCTGGTCGAAGGCAAGCTGGTCGAGCAGCGCCGCTTCCAGACCAACACCTTCAAGCCCGCTTACATCAAGGACAAGCGGGCTCCGGACCTGCGCAAACCCGTGCGTCGCATGATCGGCGAGCGCATCGGAGGCGACCTGAAGGGAATCGAGCGCGAGATGGCGAACCTGGAGGCGGAAATGACCGACCAGATCGACATCCTCACGCGCCGCCTCGAGTGGATGGCCGCCAGTGCGCTGCGCGCAGGACAGGTCACCATCGAGGGCGAGGGCTTCGAGACGGTGGTGGTCGATTTCGGCCGGGATCCGGAGCTGACGATCGCGCACACCGGGGCGCGTCAGTGGACGCCGGCAAACGTCGTGGCGGGTACGGCGACCCCCGCGGCAGATATCGAGGCATGGCAACACCGTGTGCTGAAGAAATCGGGCGCCAAGGTCACCGATATCGTCTTCACGACCAGCTCGTGGGCCGGCTTCATCAAGGACGAGTCGATCAAAGGCGCCATCGTCTTCCCGACGCTGGCCACTTTCGGCAACGCCATCAATCCGGGGGCGCAGATCGAGCAGGGGGCGGTCTACAAGGGCCGTTGGGGCCAGTATGATCTGTGGGTCTACAACGACTGGTTCGTGGACGAAAACAACGTCGAGCGCCCGATGCTGGCCGACGGCGACGTGATCCTGAGCGGCCCGAACCTCATGGGTACGCGCGCGTTCGGCCAGATCATGGATCCGGCGTTCAACTACCAGTCGCTGCCTTTTGCGCCCAAGACCTGGGTCCAGGAAGACCCGGCGCAACGGTTCCTGCTGATGCAGTCCTCGCCCATTGTGATCCCGAGCCGCGTCAATGCCTGCTTCGCGGCGAACGTCTGCCCGTCGGTGGTCGACTAATGGCCGGCCCCTCGAAACCCACCGAGCGCGAGCCCGCGGCGCGCTTGGTGGCGGCAACTGTGGCCCGCGGGCGGTCCGTTTTGGACCTGGAGGGGAACCGGCACGCCGCCGGCGCCGAGGTGAAGCTGCCCGAAGGGGAGGTGCAGCGTCTGCGCGAGCTGGGTTTCCTGGTGGATCCGAAGGCGCCAGCCATACGGCTGGACAACGGCCCGAGTTTCGGCTCGGCCCGCGGGCCGCAGATCCGGCGGGGCTGACATGATGGATTTCGATCAGGTCAACCAGGCGGTCAACGGCGCATTCGGTGAAGGATTGATCTATCAGCCCGCCGCCGGCGGCCCTCCGAAGAACATCACGGGCGTCTTCACCGACGCCTACAAGATGGCCTTTCAGGACGGCCAGGGCGGCGTCGGCTGGACCACCACTGCACCCAGCGTCGGGGTGAGGCTAGCAGACCTGCCGGCCGCGCCGGCCAAGGATGACAGCATCACCCGCGTGAGGACAGGAGAAGTTTTTCTCGTCTTTGATCAGCAGCCTGACGGCTTGGGTTGGGTCCACCTCCAACTGAAGAAATCATGACCACAACGAACCAACTGCGTGCGCTCGCGGTGGATGCCCTCGTGGGCGCTACCGACGCCGGACAGCGTGTGTATTCGCCGCGCGATCAGGCCACCTGGGACGGCGAGTACCCGGTGCTGTTCATCCGCACCAATGACGAAGACGGCGTGTCGTTCGGACGCAACGGTGCGCCGGCATTCACCGTCACCTCGATCTTGACGGTGGAGGGGCGGGCGGAGAACCGGGCAGAGCCCAACGATGCCGGTGCGGCGGCGCTGCAAGTGAAGCTCGAGGCCCTGCGCGATCAGATCAAGGCGGCCATCATCAACTACCCGCCGTTGATGCGAGAACTTAACCAGTTCTCGCACTTCCGCACCCGCATCGTCGCCGGCCCGGAGGACGCGGGCGCACATCTTGGAGGGGTTTTGGTCGAGCTGGGGCTCGAGTTTGTCCAGGGCCCGGAGGACTTCTTCCCGGTGCCCACTGTGCCGCTGGAAGGAGTGGATGTGCGTTATCAGGTGCCGGACGGCACCACCGAGCCCGGCCTGGAAATCGACCTACCGCAATAGGAGCGACCTATGTACATCAAACCTCGCGCCGGGCTGCAAGTGATTGACCCGGTGCGCAAGCAATTCCTGCCTGAGGAAGGCATGGAAGTCGATGATCTCGACCTTTACTGGGCGCGCCGTCTGCGCGACGGCGACGTGGTGCGCGCCAGCGCGCCGGTCGTCTCCAGCAAGGTTCCCAACCAGGCCGCCGCTTCGGAGGCCGTCGCTACGCCCAGCAAGGGGAGCAAGTAAATGAGCATCCAGTTTCCCAATATTCCGCAAAACCTGCGGGTGCCGCTGTTCTATGCCGATCTGGATCCGAGCCGCGCCAATACTGGCCAGTTCAACCAGCGCGCGCTCATCATCGGCCAGGTGACGGCCGCCGGTACGGCGGTCGCCAACAAGCCCGTGATCTCCCAGGGGACCACTGAGGCCAAGACGGTGGGCGGTCAGGGGTCCATGCTGGCGCTCATGACGGCGGCCTATCGTGCTCGTGACAGCTTTGGCGAGGTCTGGTATCTCCCGCTGGCCGATGACGAAAATGCGGTGGCCGCGACGGGGGCCATCACCTTTACCGCAGCGGCCACGGCCACAGGGGTGCTGTCGCTGTATATCGCCGCTTTTGCCGGTTCGCCAGTCGTATCTCTGGTCTGCACCCCCACGATGACGACGGCACAGCTCGCGACGGCGCTGGCCGCTCAGATCAATTCGCTGCCCGATTTGCCGGTGACGGCCGCCGTGGACGCCGAGACGGAGGCCAAGGTGAACATCACCGCCAAGAACAAGGGCTTGGCGGGCAACGATATCGATCTGCGGCTGAACTACTACGGTGCGAGCAACGGCGAAGCGTTGCCCCAGGGATTGGTGGTCACCATCACGCCCATGTCTGGTGGCCTGTTGAACCCGTCTCTGGTCACCGCACTGGCGAACCTGGGCGACATGACGTTCGATTTCATCGCCATGCCCTACACCGATGCGACATCGCTGAACGCGGTGAAATCGCTGCTGTCCACGGTCACGGGCCGCTGGAGCTGGTCCAAGCAGCTCTACGGCCATGCCTACGGCGCGTATCGCGGCACTTTGGGTGAGTGCCAGACGTTCGGGGCCACGCGCAACGATGAGCACATGACGATCATGGGCTTTCATGATTCGCCGACGCCGGCGTGGATTCTCGCGGCCGATATCACCGCGGCGGCGGCTGTGTCCTGCCGCGCGGATCCGGCTCAGCCGATGCAGACAGTGGCGCTGGCCAGCTTTCTGCCGCCGCCGGTCGAATCGCGGTTCGAACTCACCGACCGCAACACGCTGCTATGGACGGGTATCAGCACGTTCACGGTGGGCGATGATGGCACGGTGGCGCTCGAAAACCTGATCACCACCTACCGCGTGAACGCGTTCGGGCAGGCCGACAACAGCTACCTCGAGGTTGAGACGATGAACACGCTCATGGCGGTGCTGCGTCGGCTCAAGGCCGTGGTGACCTCCAAGTACGCCCGCAAGAAGCTGGCCGACAATGGCACGCGTCCGGCGCCGGGCTCCAATATCGTGACGCCCAACACCATCCGCGCGGACCTGATCGCCGACTACCAGTCGATGCAGGACGACAACGGCTGGGTGCAGGGCGCAGATACGTTCGCACGCGGGCTGATCGTGGAACAGAACACGTCGAACCCTAACCGGGTGGACGTTCTGTACCCGGCGGTTCTGATCAACCAGTTGCGCATCTTCGCGTTGCTGATGCAGTTCAGCAACATCGTTCCCAGCGCCGAGGCCGCGGCGGCGTAAGCCCGCCACGCCTCGCTGCGTAGCCGGCCGCCTTCGGGCGGCCAATTCATTTCAGGAGCCGAAATATGGCGAACCTCTTGGCCGGCACCGCCCAGATCACGGTGGACGGCAACTCCTACATGCTGGAGGGTGCGGCGAAGTACAGCCCCTCCACGGTCCGGCGCGAGACGCTGATGGGCATGGACGGCTACCACGGCGTGAAAGAAACGCCGGTGCCCGGTTCCATCTCGTTCACCGGCCGGGACGCTGGCGACCTGGTGGTCGCCAATTTCAACGGTATGCGCAACGTCACGGTGGTGCTGCAGCTGGCGAACGGCAAGACCGTCGTCGGCCGCAACATGGCCTGCGTCGATGCGCAGGAAGTGGACAGCACCGAGGCCACCTTCGACCTGAAGTTTGAAGGGCCTTCCGTCACCGAACAGACTGCGAGCTGATATGCCCAAGAAAAAGGAACTACTGGACGAATTCACCCTGACGCTCCGTAAGCCGATCACCCTGGGTGAGGGCGTGGACGCCGAGACGTACACCAAGCTCGATCTGCGCGAGCCCGAGGCGGAAGAGGTGCTCGACTTCAATCGGCGCAGCGCCAAAGACGCCGGGGATGCGTTGAAGCGTCTGATCGCCAAGGTTTCTGGTGCACCGCTGGCGGTCGTGGGGAAGATGAAGGCGCGGGATTTCATGGAGGCATCCGAGTACCTCACCTCCTTCATGGAGCAAGAGGACGACGAAGATGCACCTGGCGACCCGGAGGCCTCGCTGGGAAAGTAGGGCGGCTCTCCGTGGACTGGGAGCTGATGGTGGCGGCGACTACGAAGTATTACGGATGGTCGCCGCGAGATGCGCTCGGCATGAGGCTTAGCGAGCTGCGCTGGTGGCACGACATGGCGCGGCAGATGGAAGCGCAAAATGGCAAATGACCTGGTATTCCGGATCTCGGCGATCGACAACGCGTCGAAGGTGGCCGGCAAGGTTCGCAACGCGCTGGCGCGCGTCACGGACCCGGTGGGCAAGCTGACGCGGCGCTTGGCCGGTACCGGGAAGCTGGGCGCCGCGGCGCTCGGAAAAGTCGATGCCGGACTGCGTACTGTGGCACAGACCGCGCGCACCGTATCCGATCGCATCGCGTCTATCGTCCCCGGCATGGCGGCGCTGACCGGGCTGGCGGGCACCGCCGGCATTGGGGCCCTGGCGGAGCGCTGGGGTAGCCTCGGCTTCAACCTCCAGCGCACCTCCCGGCAGCTGGGCATGTCCACGCAGAGCCTCCAGGCATGGCACTACGCGGCGCAGCGCGCCGGCGTCACGGCGGAGCAGTTCGACCAAAGCATGGTGTCATCGCAAAACACCATCCGGGAGGCCGCCTTTGGCGCGAATCCGCAGGCCATGATGCTGTTGAATCGCCTGGGCGTGCAGATTTCGCGCACGAAGGATGGCCAGATCGACTACCAGCGCACGCAGTCCGACATCCTGACGGCGCTGGGAAAGGTGAAAAACCCTGCTGGTCAGCGCACTGCCGCCGATGCGCTCGGCATGGGGGCGCTGCTGCCGATGATCCAGCGCGGGACGTACAACGCTGACCGGCAGCAGGCCATTGCCAACGGATACGCGCCGTCGGAGGACGCCATCCAGCGAGCTGCCGCGTTCCGGGACCGTATCAATGCCCTGACCAGTGGCGCGAGTGCACTGGCGAACACCATCGGGGATAAGCTGGTGCCCGTGCTGACGCCCATGGTTGAGAAGCTCTCAACCTGGCTGAGCGAGAACCGCGTGGATATCGCCACCCGACTTGCCGACGCGGTCGGCAAGTTCACCAGCTGGATCACCAGCGTGGACTGGGACGGCTGGTACAAACGGTTGAACACCATCGTGGATGCCTTCGGCGGCTGGGGATCCGTGCTGCGGGACATCGTGGCGATCAAGTTCGGAGCAACGCTGGTCAGCTGGACCGCGTCGATCGCCACGCTGGCCGCCACGCTGGTGACAGCCAAGACCGCCGCGCAGGCGCTCAAGGGTGTCGCCGGCGCCGGCGCGGCAGCGGGCGCCGCAGAGGGCACGGCGGCCGGCGGCGCGGCGGCTGGTGCGGGGGCGGCAGCCTCCCGGGCGCCGTGGCTTGCCCGCCTCTTCAATCCGTATGTGGCCGGCGCCGCCGCGCTCTTCTACAGCAAGAATCTGAACGAAGGCGAGGCCGATGTACTGGCCCGCGCGCAGCGGGGAGAGGGCAAGCGTTATCTCACGCCAGGCGAATATGCTCCTGGCGGCACCAATGATCCCAAGATCCTGGCGATCGCACAGAAGTTCCAGGACATGGGATGGTCCAAGGCCCAGGCCGCTGGCATCGCTGCCAACATCCTGCAGGAGTCCGGCGGCAACCCCTATAGCGTAGGGGACAACGGCCAAGCCTATGGCGTTGGCCAGTGGCATGCGGACCGCCAAGCGGACTTCAAGCGCGTGTTTGGCAAGGACATCCGCGACTCCGATTTGGACGAGCAGCTGAAGTTCTTCGACTGGGAGCTGCGCAAGGGGCCTGGCATGCAGCGTCGGGCGGGCGATCTATTGCAGCAGGCCAGCTCGGCCAATGCTGCCGCGGCGATCGTGTCGAAGTATCACGAGCGCCCGGCTGACGTGGAAGGAGAGCAGGTGCGCCGCGGCGCCATGGCCGACCAGATTTTCCGATCCATGGCTGGCGGTGCCGGCACGGATTCGACCGCTGCGCCGCCGGCGGCCCAAGGGACGTCGGCGGCGGCCACCACGGCGGCCAATGCCGGCTCCGAGGACAGCCATGACAAGCTGGTCGAGGCGCTATCGACAGCCGTCCAGCGCACGCCCGTGCATGTGACGGTCAGCGCGCCGCCAGGCACGCGGGTGGAAACCAACAATGGCGACGGCGCTGGAATGCCTGCGCGCGTGCAATACCAGATGCTGGGAGCAATGCCTTGAGCACTTCTTCTGACCTGCTGAATGTTGTCGGCAGTATCGGTGGCGTGGCGAATGCCGTAGATGGTCTGCTCGGCCCTGCGGCGGGCAGCTGGGAAGCGTCGCTGCAACCAGCATCTTTCGGTGGCGTGCCGTTCGGCGTCAATACCGCACGCACGCGCGCAGGCCGCCGCCAGGCCATCCATGTCTATCCTTGGCGAGATGACGTCTGGATCGAGGATCAGGGCAAGCGGCCGCGCCAGTTTCGGATCAACGGCTTCCTGGTCGAGAACAGCCTGGTCTACGGTGGTGGTGGCGTCATCGCCCAGCGCGAGGCGCTGCTGGCGGCGGTCGAAGCCGCGGGCACCAGCACGCTGGTCCATCCGACGTTCGGGACGGTACGCAGCGTCAACTGCCTGGACATCGAGATCGAGGAACGCAAGGACCTGGGCCGGGTGTTTGAGTTCACCATGACGCTGATGGTGTCGGGCGTGCGCCAGTATCCGGGTACGGTGCAGTCCACCGGAGACATGCTTTCGGCGGCGGCGGCGTCGCTGCGCGCGCAAAGCCTGGTGGACTTCGCCCGCAAGGCCGTCTCGGCGATCCAGCTCGGCGCTGCGGTGGTGCGCCAGGCGGTCTCTACCGCGGTCGGCTACTACCAGACGGCGATCGGCATCGTCAACAGCGTGCGCAGGGTGTTCAACGCCGTTTCGACGCTGTCCGGCAACTTCGGCCGCTTGTTCGGCGGCGGGAATGCCGGATATTCCGGCTCCAATGCCAAGGCACCCGATACGACCACTGCCGTGGACCTGCTGGGAGCCAGCGCGGCGGCCAGCGGTGCGGTCGTGGCGGCCGGCGCGGCCCTGCAGCTGGCGGCCGGGAACATATCGGACACCGACGCCTATGGGTCGGCAGCGGTGACGTTCGTAGATTCTGTTGCGGCGACGGCGCAGGACCCGGCGGACGGCATCTCGGTCTTGTCCACGCTCGCCGCCTACGAGCCTGCGCAGATCACCACGGACTCGCCCATTGGGCAGGCCATGGCGACCATGAACGATGCCTGCGCAGCGCATCTCCGCCGGGTGGCGATTGCTTCTTTGGCCGAGGCCGTCGGGACATATCAACCGGCCTCCCAGAACGACGCGGTCGCCGTGCAGACTGCTGTGATGGCGGTGATCGACGCCGAGATCCTGGTTGCCGGCGACGCCGGAGACGATGCGACCTACGACGCGCTACGGGAGTTGCGGCGCGCCGTTGTCGCGGACCTGCAAGCCCGCGGGGCGGAGCTGTCGGCTGTCGCCACCTTCGCGTTTAACGCCTCGCTGCCCGCCCTGGCGCTGGCCAACCGGATATACCGCGATCCCACACGGGCCGATGGCCTGGTGCGCCAGGTCAACCCGATTCACCCGGCATTCATGCCGACAACCTTTGACGCCCTGGCGAGCTGATGGACGATGAGCTGACCATACGTGTATCGACCTGCACTCGTAAGGGGAATGGCTACACGCTGTCCAATCCCCGCATCCTGGCGGGCTGGCAGGAGACGCGCTTTACGCGAGGTGTCGAGCGCTGCCCGTCCGACTTCCAGGTCACCATGACGGAGCGATATCCGGGCGCCAACCCGCCCGAGATACAGGTCCAGCCTGGGGATTATTGCGAGGTCTTCCTGGGGCCGGACCGCGTGTCTACGGGATGGGTTGATCGGTTTATCCCTGGCTTCAACGATGGGGCGCATTCGATCACAGTCACGGGCCGCAGCAAGTGCCAGGACCTTGTCGATTGCGCCGCCGTCTACAACGGGTACCAGATCAGCAATGCGCCGGCGCTCGCCATCGCGCAGCAGCTGTGTGCGCCATTCGGGGTTACCGCCTCGCTGGCGGCTGGGAGCAACCAGGGTGCGCCCGTGGAGCAGGTCGTCATCCTGGCCGGGGAGACTGCGTACGACGTCATCGAACGGGTATGCCGGTATCGCGCGCTGCTGCTCTACGACACGCCTTCGGGTGATCTGCTGCTGTCCGGCATCGGCTTGTCGTCGGCCGCGAGCGGATTCCAGGAAGGCGTCAACGTGCAGCGCGCCACCGTGGTCTACGCAGCGGATCAGCGATTCAGCGATTACTACGCCATCTACCAGGGCATCGATCTCTTCGGGGATACCGGCGGTGCGCCGAATCAGATCGCACACGTGGTCGATACCGCGGTGCAGCGGTACCGGCCGAGGGTGGTGATCTCGGAAAGCATGATCGGTGGCAGCATCATCGCCGAGCAGCGGGCCCGCTGGGAAGCTGCGCGTCGCGCCGGCCGGTCCTTTGTGGTACGTCTGACAACGGACTCGTGGCGTGACGCCGCCGGCGCCCTGTACACGCCCAACACCCTGGCGCCGCTGATTCTGCCATCGCTGAAGCTGGGAACGGCACAGGCGCCCGTGTCCTGGCTGATATCCGAGGTGACCTATCAGCGCGGCCCCGCCGGGACCACGTGCGACATGATCCTGATGCCGCCACAGGCGTTCTACCAGGAGCCGTTCAGCTGGGTGCAGCTGGCGCCCGACCAGACCATAGGCTGATCATGGAAGAACATCTCTTCGAGCGGTTATTCCGCCGCATCCAGATGCTGATCGGTCGCGGGCGCGTCACGCAGGTGGACGACTCCGGCCCTGTGCAGCTCCTGCAGGTGCAGGCCAGCGGCTTTGAACTGGCCGATAAGCGTGCGCGCGTGCAGGAGTTTGGCTTGACGTCAAACCCGCCGGTCGGCTCTGACGCAGCACTGATGGCGCTGACTGGCGATCGCACGGCCGTGATGGTGGTGGCCACCAATCACCAGGGCAGCCGCCCGCGGAACCTTGCGCCCGGCGAAACCAAGCTGTACAGCGAGGATGGCAAGTACGTCTACCTTACCGCTGCCGGAGGCATCGTGGTGGACGCCAAGGGCCAGGACGTCGTGGTGAACAACGCGCGTGACGTCACCTGGAACCTGAGCGGCAAGCTGACCATCGTGGCCCCGGGCGGCATCGATCTGCAAACGCCCATGGTGAAGTCCACCGGCGACATGCAGGACAACTACAGGAGCAACGACAAAACCATGAAGGAAATGCGCGAGATCTACGACGAGCATGATCACGACGTGGCGAACGTGCAGACCGGTAGTAGCACCGTCACCAGCAAACATCCGAATCAACAGCAATGAACGGCGATATCACGATCTCTTGGGATGCCGCGCAGTCGCATGGCGATTGGATGCTGGCTGGTGCTGACCTGCTGACCGGCAGCGACCTCGCTACGGCCATGCTGATCAGCGTGTTCTCGGATGCCATGGCGGCGCCGGATGACGTCATACCGGATGGCACGGGTGACCCGCGCGGCTGGTGGGGCGACCAGTTCGATTCGGAACATCCCATTGGTAGCAAGCTGTGGCTGCTGGATCGCGCGAAGCAGACACAGGAGACGCTCAACCGCGCATACGACTACCTGGCTGAGGCACTGCAATGGCTCATCGATGATGGTGTGGTTGCACGCTTCGATATCGAGGTCGGCTGGACGCGAGAGACGTTCCTGGGGGCGAAGGTGACCGCTTACGCCCCGAGCGGCGCTTCGCTTCACACCGGCCAATACCTGTGGGCTTGGAACGGAATCAACTGAGATGCCATTTTCTCGACCGACATTGTCGGACCTGCGTAATCAGGTCATGGCGGACATCAACGCGACCTTGTCCGGCGCCAACGCGTATCTGCGCAAGGCCGTGCTGCGCGTGCTCGCTATTGCCCAGGCCGGCCTTGCGCATCTGCATTTCGGCTACCTGGACTGGATCTCGAAGCAGGCCGTGCCATGGACTGCCACGGACGAGTACCAGGCGGCATGGGGCGCGCTCAAGAACGTCTACCAGAAAGACGCCGTGCAGGCGGTCCTGACCGTGCAGTTTTCCGGCACGGTGGACACGCTGATCAGCTCGGGAATCAACGTGGTTCGCGCCGACGGCGAGACCTACACCATCCAGGAATCGGCGACGATTGGCGGGGGCGGAACCGCCGTCGTGACGGTCGTGGATACGGTGGCCGGTGCGGCGGGGAACTGCGACGACGGAACGTCGCTTACTCTGGCCACGACAATCGCCGGCGTGCAGTCCACTGGGACAGTGACAGGCACGGTCACCACCGGTGTGGATACCGAGGATCAGAAGGCGTTTGGTAGCCGTGTGATCGCGGCGTTCCAGCAGACGCCACATGGCGGCGACAGCGACGATTACGTCGCCTGGGCGCTGGCGGTTCCGGGTGTGACGCGGGCGTGGTGCTCGCCGAACGGATTCGGCGCTGGTACCGTGGTTCTGCGGTTCATGATGGACGTGGCCCAGGCTGCCCATGGCGGCTTCCCGCAAGGCACCAATGGGGTGTCTCAGCATGACCAGGGCCCGGACGGCTTGCCGCGTGACGTAGTGGCCACCGGCGACCAACTGACTCTCGCGGACGCCATCGTCGGCGAGCAGCCTGTCACCGCGCTCGTCTTCGCCTGCGCGCCGATCGAGAACAGGCTGCATTTCACCATCTCAGGATTGTCCACCAGCAGCGCCGCGACGCGTGCAGCCATCGCCTCGGCGGTCTCGGACGTGCTGTTTCGCAATGGTGACCCGCGCGCCGGCACGATCAACCTGAACGATATCGAAGCGGCAATCAATAGCGTTCCCGGAACGGGCGGATGGCTGATGGTCCAAGTCACGGGGACCGTTGACGGCGTGATCACGACCTATCCCGGCAACATCACCGGAGCGATGGGCGAGTTGCCCACGCTCGATGGCATTACCTACGTGTAGGGGGGGCCATGGCATTGAATCTGAGCGCCCAGGATTTTCTCCAGGCGTTCCTCAAGCTTCTGCCGCGCGGGCGCGTCTGGTCGCGCGACCTGGGTAGCGTGCAGAACCGGGTGCTGCTCGGCCTAAACAGGATCTACGAGACCAACACCGCGCGGGCGAATCAACTACTGGTCGACGCCTTCCCTGGTTCCACGTTTGAGCTGTTGCCCGAGTGGGAGTCCACGCTTGGTCTGCCCGACCCATGCGCAGGGCAGGCGCCGACCATTCAGGCGCGGCGCGCCCAAGTTGTCGCGCGGCTCACGGCCACAGGCGGCCAGTCGATTCAGTACTTCACGGCCTTCGCCAAGAGCTTGGGCTACGAGATCACGATCACGCAGTTCATGCCGTCTCGCTTCGGCCGGCGGTTCGGGACGCCTTTCGGGGGCGCGGATTGGGCGCACGCATGGCAAATAAACGCGCCGACCTTCACGGTCAACAAGCTGAGATTCGGGGACTCCTTCGGAGTGCCTTTTTCGTATTGGACCAACAACGTGTTGCAGTGCGAGCTGCTATCGCTCAAGCCCGCGCACACGGTTCTGAACTTTTCCTATTCGGAGTAGCGACCTATGGATCTTCTGATTGCGCCTAACACCGTGACGCAGGAGCGGGCAGACGTTGCGCCCGCCACTGGCACGCCGGGCTGGGCGACGGACGGAAACCCGGCAACGAACACCCCCGCGACGCAGTGGCCGGCCTACGCGTTCAACGCGATCCAAGCGGAATTGGTGGCCGTTATCTTGGCAGCCGGAATTGAGCCGGATCGCTACAACAACCATCAGGTGCTCGACGCTATCCAGAACATTCTGGAGGCGCGGACGCCGCCCGCGACTCAGGTGCGGGCCGGGCTGGTCGCACTGGCGAACGCTGATGAAACGATCGCGGGCACGAACGATACGAAGGCTGTCACCCCTCTGGCGCTGTCTTACCTGACCTCCACGACCGCCCGGCGCGGCCTGGTTCAGCTGGCGACGACGGCAGAGGCCATCGCCGGCACCGATGGGGCCAAGGCGATCACCGCTGCGGCACTGGCGGCGCTCACGTCCACCAGTGCGCGACGGGGGCTCATCCAGATCGCCACGTCCGCTGAGGTGGCGGCGGGTAACGAAACGCTGAAAGCGGTCGCGCCCAATACGCTGCCGCAGCTGTTTCCGATCCGGGGGCACCGCGTCTACAACGTAGCAGGCGTCTACACCTGGAACGTGCCCTCG